GACGCGCTCTTCGCCGACCCGCATCTCGGCCGCGACGTGGTCTACACCGCCGAGGGCGGCGCGCCCGTGCTGGTGCGCGCCATCCTGCGCCGGCCGGACGAGGTGACGGGCCTCGGCGAGGCTCGCATCTGGTCCGAAACAACCCGGCTGGACCTGCGCGTGGCTGAGGTCGCAACCCCGCGTCCCGGCGACCGGATCGAGATCCCCGGATCGAGTCCGGGGCAGGCTGGCGAGGCGTTCCTCATCCAGGGCGAACCCGTCCGCGACCGCGAGCGGCTGGTCTGGACCGTGGACCTGCGGCCGTCCTAGAACGGGGTGGGCGAAAGGTGCAGGGACACACAGGAGGCCAGATGCGACACGATTGGAGCCGTCTCAATCACATGCAAATCGGCCGCTATGCGGAGTATTTCGCCAAGATGCATCTCGTGCTGCTCGGTCTCGACGTTTACTCTGCGGAGGTTGACGACCGTGGGATCGATTTCGTGGTGCGTCAGGAGCCGGACAGGTACTGGGATGTGCAGGTCAAATCCGTTCGCAAGCTGAACTATGTGTTCATGCGGAAGGAGGTCTTCCGCCCGCGGCACAACCTGCTTCTCGCCCTTGTCCTTTTCGAGGAGGAAAGGGAGCCGGACCTGTATCTGATCCCAGCCTCGCGTTGGGAGACGCCGGACGGGCTGTTCGTCGACCGCGACTATGACGGAAAGGCCAGCAAACCCGAGTATGGTCTGAACCTGTCCCGCAAACGGCTTCCTGAACTCGATCCGTTCCGTTTCGATCATGCAGGGGCCAGCATTTTTGGTCCAAGCGCTCCGGCCTGATTGCCTGCGTCGCTACGATGAAGCTGAAGCTCGACGTCACGCCGGATCTCGTCGCCGCCATGGCGGCCGAAGTGAAGGCGGGCGAGAAGGCCGTCACCGCCGCCATGACCGAGGCCGGGACCGGGCTCAAGACCGCCTGGCGTGGCCAGATCACCGGCGCGGGGCTTGGCCGGCGGCTGGCGAACTCGATCCGGAGCCAGACCTACCCCAAAGCCGGCGAGAGCCTGAACGCCGCGGCGCTCGTCTGGTCCAAGGCCCCGGTCATCGTCGGCGCGCATGACACCGGCCCGCTGATCCGGTCCCGCGACGGGTTCTGGCTGGCGATCCCGCTGCCCGCCGCCGGCAAGGGGCGGCGCGGCGCGAAGATGACCCCCGGCGAATGGGAGCGTCGCCGTGGCCTGCGCCTGCGCTTCATCTATCGCCGGCGTGGCCCCAGCCTGCTGGTCGCCGACGGGCGGCTCAACACCAAGGGCCTTGGCGTGGCCTCCCGCTCCAAGACCGGCCGGGGCCGCGCCACCGTGCCGATCTTCCTGCTGGTCCCGCAGGTCAAGCTGCCGAAGCGGCTGGACCTTGACCTGCCCCCCTCTGGTCCCTCGTTCATAACGAGAGTCTGCGGGTTTGGGTTTGATAGTCTTCGGTTTCGGTTTGGGCAAGCGCGCCGGGCGCGGAGCCCTCAAATTGCTCAAGCGTCCGGCGCGCTTCGGTCGGTGTTTTGTTTCCTAGCGATGAGTGCGGCCTGACGGTGTTGTAATCGTAACGCCAGAGCGCCAGCTTCCGGCGGGCGTCGTCCAGAGTGTCGAAGATCTCCTCGTTCAACAGCTCGTCGCGCAAGCTGCCGTTGAATGACTCGATGAAGGCGTTCTGCTGCGGCTTTCCGGGGTCGATGTAATGCCACGGCACATCGTTCTGGTCGGCCCATTTCAGGATGGCCCGGCTGGTAAACTCGGTCCCATTATCGCTGACAATGCAAGCGGGCTTACCGTAGATCCGCACCAACGCATCCAGCTCGCGGGCGACACGGGCTCCCGAGATGCTGGTGTCGGCCACCAGGCACAGGTTTTCGCGGCAGCAATCGTCGATCACCGCCAGGATGCGGAACTTGCGCGACGCACCGAAGCTGTCCGACAGAAAGTCCAGCGACCAGCGCGCATTTGGACGCGCCGCCTCCGGCATCGGTGTGCGTGTGCCGCGGGCCCGCTTGCGGCCACGTCGTCGCTTCACCGACAGTCCCTCTTCCCGGTAGAGCCGATACAGTTTCTTGTGGTTCATGATCATGCCCTTGCGCTCAAGCAGAACACCGATCCGGCGGTAGCCGAACCGGCGCCGCTTCCCGGCGATATCCTGCATCTCCTTGCGGATCTCCGGGCAGTCCGGCGGGCGTTCGCGCCGGACTGTTTTGGGATCGACACCGACAAGCCGACAGGCCCGACGCTGCGAGATATCGTGAACCCGCATCGCTCTGAGCGCCGCCTCTCGCCGCTTGGTCAGCGTCGTCAGTTCTTTCCCAGAAGATCCTTCAGAACCACATTGTCCAGCATCGTGTCGGCCAGCAGTCGCTTCAGCTTGGCGTTCTCGTCCTCCAGCGCCCTTAGCCGCGCGGCCTCCGACACCTCCATGCCCCCATACCTGGACTTCAGCTTGTAGAACGTTGCCGGGCTGAGCCCGTGCCTGCGGCACACCTCCGCCGTCGGCATGCCTGCCTCCTGCTCCTTGATCATCCCGATGATCTGCGCCTCGGTGAAACGGCTCTTTCGCATATGTCTGCTCCTTCAGGGTTGAGCAGACTCTACATCACGGTGAGGGATTTTGCGGGGGGCAGGTCAACGCGATCTCCCGGTTGGGCCTGATCTGGCGCGGGCTGTCGAACCAGCTGCCAGTCGCCGCGGCGCCCGCGCCGGAAGCGGTCGCGGATGCCATGGCCACGCTCGCGAGCCGCACCGGCCCGCTCGGCCAAGCCATTGCCGGGCTTTTCGACAATATCGGCCGGCTGACGACCTATGCCGCGACCTTTGCCGCCTTCCTTGCAAGCCGCTGGGTTGCCGGCCTTGCCGCTGCGGCCTTGTCCGTGCGTGGCCTCGCTACTGCGCTCGTGGTCCTGCGCGGGGCGCTGATCCGCACCGGCATCGGCGCGCTGATCGTCGGCGCGGGTGAGCTCATCTACCAGTTCACGCAGCTCGTGCGCGGCGCTGGCGGCTTTGGCGAGGCGCTCGAACTCATGGGCAATGTCGCCAAGGCGGTCTGGGACGGGGTCAAGGTCACCGTCACCTCCTTCGTCGATGATTTCCGCGCCATGCGGGCGGACATCGAGGCGATCTGGCTGCGACTCATGGCGTTTCTCTCGCAGAAATGGGCCGACTTCCTCGCCCAGATCGGCCCGACCTTCAACGCGGTCTCGGAGCGGCTCGGGGCGGATGCCCGCATCGACGTCTTCGGCGCGCAGAGCTACGCGTCCTATCTGGACCATGCCGCCAGCAATGCCGGCCACCAGGCCGATGCGCTGCGTGCCCGCGCAGCGGACACCCGCGCCCACGCCTTCGATGGGGTCCGCGAGGCCGTGGACGCGCTGAGAGCCGCGATGCAGGCAAGCGGCGAGGACGGGGCGGATGCGCTCGATGAAGCGAGGGCCGCGGCCGACCGCGTGACGGAGGCGCTGGACAGTGCCGGACAGGCGGGCCGGGCAGCGGGCGCGGCCAATGCCGACGGCGCGGAGCAGGCCGCAACCGGCTGGGCGGCCGTCACCGCGACGCTGGCCGATTACGCCGCCAAGGCCCGCGACATCGGCGCCGATATCGGCCAGAGCCTCGTGGGCGCCTTCCGCAGCGCCGAAGACGCGGTGGCCGAGTTTGTGAAGTCCGGCAAGCTCGACTTCCGCGATCTGGTGACTTCGCTGATCGCCGATCTGGCGCGGCTCGCCGCCCGGCGGTTCATCCTCGGCCCCATGGCCAGCGCCCTCGGTGGCATCCTCGGCGGCGCCGGCGGGCTTTTTGCTGGCGTGTTTCATGCGGGCGGTGTGGTCGGCGGACCTGCGCCGTCGCGCATGGTCCCCGCCATGGCCTTTGCCGGAGCGCCCCGGATGCATTCGGGTGGTTGGGCCGGCCTGCGTCCCGACGAGGTGCCCGCGATCCTGCAGCGCGGTGAGCGGGTGCTGTCGCGCCGCGAGGCACAGAGCTACGGCGCCGGTGGCGGCGTCACCATCAACATCAACACCCGCGACGCCGAGAGCTTCCGGCAGTCCCGCACCCAGATCGCGGCCGACATTGCCCGGGCGGTATCGCTCGGGCGCAGGGGGCTCTGACCCATGGCATTTCACGAGGTGCGGTTTCCGGATGATATCAGCCGGGGCGCGCGGGGCGGGCCAGAGCGGCGCACTCAGATCGTCGAACTCGCCTCGGGCGACGAAGAACGCAACGCGAGCTGGGCGAACAGCCGCCGGCGCTACGATGTGGCTTATGGCATTCGCCGGGCCGACGATCTGGCGGCGGTGGTGGCGTTCTTCGAGGCCCGTAATGGCAGGCTTTACGGCTTCCGCTTCAAGGACTGGGCCGACTGGAAGTCCTGCTTGCCGTCGCAGACGCCCGCGGCGACCGATCAGCTCATCGGCACCGGGGATGGCACCACCACCGACTTCCAGCTTGTGAAGGCCTACGCCTCGGGCACGCAGACCTGGAACCGGGCCATCACCAAGCCGGTCGCGGGCAGCGTGACGGTTGCGATCGACGGGGTTGAGCAGGCCACCGGCTGGTCCATCGACACGACCACCGGCCTCGTCACCTTCAACGCCGCCCCGGCCTCCGGCGTCTCCATCACCGCCGGCTTTGAATTCGACGTGCCAGTCCGCTTCGACACCGACACGCTCGATGTCACGCTCGATCTCGAACGCCTCGGCTCGATCACCTCCATCCCGCTCCTGGAGATCCGGCGATGAGCGACAATTCCGGTTTCGTCGCGGGCGTCTTGCGCGATCTCGCGGCCTCGACGGCCGTGATCCTTGCCGCCTGGGGCGCGCTCGGGGGCGCCACCAACGCGCTGACAACGAAGATGCGCCTGCGCGACGCGCTGCGCCACATCCTGCTCGGCGGGCTGATCGCCGCCGGCATGGGCAGCCTGTCGATGGCCGTCATCACCAGCTGGCTGGGCCTGCCGCGACAGGCGATCCCGGCGGGCGGTGCAGCGGGATCGGCCGCCTATCTCGTCGGGGTCTTCGGCCCGGCGGTGATCGAACTGGTGCTTGCCCGCCTGCGCCAGGCGCGGGAGGGCGGCGATGACTGAGCTGGTCCGTGTCCTGCGTGGCCTGCGGCGTCTGACCGACGACCCGCGTGACGCTTTCACCCACCGCCTGCGCATTGGCCTCGCGGTCGCCGCGCTGATCCTGATCCTCTCGCTCCTGAGGTAACCCCATGCAGATGACTGAGCGGGGCCTCATGGCCCTTGCCCGGCACGAGGGGATCGTGCCCGGCCCCTATCGCGATTCCACCGGCACCTGGACCTTCGGCATCGGCCACACGGCCGCGGCCGGGCCGCCCAATCCCGTCACCATGCCGCGCGGCATGCCCGCCGATCTCGACGCCGCGATCCGCGAGGCGTTCCGGGTGTTTCGCGCCGATCTCGCGCGATACGAGGCCGACGTTCTGCGCGCTGTGAAGGTTCCATTGGCGCCGCCCGAGTTCGATGCGCTGGTCTCGTTTCACTTCAACACGGGCGGCATCGCCCGTGCGGCACTGACCCGTCATCTCAACGCCGGCAATCGCGTTGCCGCCGCCGACGCGTTCCTGAACTGGCGCAAGCCCCCCTCGATCATTCCCCGACGCGAGGCGGAGCGCGACCTGTTCCGCCATGGCAGGTATCCCAGCGGCACCATCCCGGTCTGGTCCGTGGACCGCACGGGACGCGTGGACTTCTCGCGGCCGATCCGTCGCCTGACCGAGAACCGGGCGCTGGCCCTGCTGCGCCCCGCCAAACCCGAACCCAGCCCAAACGCACCGACCGGCTGGGTCGCCCGGCTGGTCGCCTTCTTCTCCACGCTGATCCGGAGGGACTGATCCATACGCTACATCCGACCGACCTCTCTGACCTGGTGGGCGGGACTGCTCGCCATGCTCACGGGCATTGCATCTGTCGCGCTTCCCGCCACCGGCCCGCTCGCCGAACTGTCCCGGCTCGTCGCGCTGCTCGCCGGCTCAGGTGATGCCTCGCCCGCCGGCCTCATGTTTCTCGGTCTCGGGCTCATCGGCCTGCGCGACCGGATCGAGCGGGGGTTCCGGAGCGATGCCTGAGTTTCTGATCTGGCTGGTGGCCGCTCTGGGTGCTGTCGGTGGCGTCGTCCTCGGCCGCCTCTGGGGGCAGGTGGAAGGCAGACGCGCAGGCAAAGAGGAGGCAGAACGCGATGCGTTGGAAGAGACAATCGGGAAGGTCGAACGTGGCCGCGATGCGGTTCGCGACGGCCGCGGCGCTGGCGATCCTGCTCAGCGGCTGCGCAACAACGACGGTGCCTGGTGATGCCGGCTGCATCTCCTACGCCGAGGCGCGGCTGGCCCGGCCACCTGCGGAAACCGTGACGCAGGTTCCGCCGGACTGGGCGGACTGGATCGCCGATCTCGATGACCGCATGACGGGAACCTGCCGATGAAATCCCTCTCGCCTGCCCTGCAGACCCATCTCGACGAGGGCACGACCACGCTTGCCTGGTGCTGGCGCATCACCCGCGCCGACGGCCAGGTGTTCGGCTTCACCGACCACGACCGGACACTCAGCTTTGAGGCTACCCGCTTCGAGCCGGAAAGCGGCTTCGCGGCGTCGGAACTGCGCGCGGGTTCCGATCTCGCGGTCGATGCGCAGGATGCGGAAGGCGTGCTGCGCTCGGGCGTCATCACAGAGGCCGACATTGCCGCGGGGCTCTGGGACGGGGCGGCGGTCGAGGTCTGGCGGGCGAACTGGCAGGATACCAGCCAGCGTGTGCTCATGCGGCGCGGGGCCATCGGCGAGATCCGGCGCGGGCGGGTGGCCTTCACCGCCGAGATGCGCTCGCTTGCCCATGTGCTCGACCAGCCGGTGGGGCGGAGCTTTCAGGCCGGCTGCGACGCAGTGCTGGGCGACGGGCGCTGCGGGATCAACCTCGAGGATGCGACCTGGAAAGGCAGCGGCACGGTTGCCGTGCTCCTGCGCGACCGGGCGTTTTCGGTGGCGGGGCTCGAGGGTTTCGCCGCGGGGCTCTTCACCTTCGGCACGCTGACCTGGGGCAGCGGCGCCAATGCCGGGCACCGGGTGGAGGTGGAGCGCCATGAGGTCGCCACCACCGGCGAAGCGATCATCACGCTGCTGGAACCGCCCGGCAGTCCTATGCCGCGAACGATGCCTTCACCATCCGCGCGGGCTGCGACAAGGCCTTTGCCACCTGCCGCGACCGCTTTGGCAATACCGCCAACTTCCGGGGCTTCCCGCACATCCCCGGCAATGACACCGTGCTGCGCTACGCGAGCCAAGGGAAGGCGAACGATGGGAGCGTGCTGTGACTGCGGGCTTCATCCGTCGTCCGGCCGCGCGCGGGAAGGTGATCGCGGCGGCCCGGTCCTGGCTCGGCACACCCTATCACGACCAGCAGAGCGTGAGGGGCGTGGGTTGCGACTGCCTTGGCCTCGCACGCGGCGTCTGGCGCGAGGTGGTCGGGCCGGAACCCTTCCCGATCCCGCCCTATTCCCGTGACTCGGGCGAGACTGGCCCGCGCGAAGTGCTGGCCGAGGGCGCGCGCGGCTGCATGATCGAGGTCGAGGCAGGTGATCCGCCCCCCGGCGCGCTCCTGATGTTCCGCATGCGCGAGCGCGCCATTGCCAAGCATGTCGGCATCCTCACCGACACGGGCACGATGATCCACGCCCGCGAGCGGTTGGGCGTGATCGAGGAGCCCTTCACCCAAGCTTGGCGGCGGCGCCTCGCCTTCGCCTTTCTCTACCCGCAACCAAGGAGGCGCTAA